CACAATCTCAAGCACCGTCGGTTTTTACCAAAAAAACGGTAAGGGGTAGTCAAAAAAATTCACGACAACCAAAAAGGAAACGGTGCAGGTAACCTTTTTGTAGAAAAAACTCCCCACGACGTTCAAAAACAGGAGATGAGATTATGGCAGGACAACGACAACCTATTGAACATTTAAAAGCTAAAGGTAAAAAACATTTAACAAAAGCAGAAATTGCCGAACGAGAAAACAACGAAATTAAGCCTGTATGCGATAATCTCTCACCGCCTGAATGTTTAACAACAAAAAAACAGCGTGAGAGATTCTGTTTAATTGTTGAGCAATTAAAAGAACTAAAAATTGTAAATATAACAGATACAGATGCTATTGCTCGATATGTTATTGCGTATGAAATGTATGTAAAATTATCAAAACAAATCCAAAAATCCGAAGTAATCAAAGACCCTTATGTGCTTGATGCATACTATAAAAATCAAGATAGAGCTTTTAAACAATGTCGTCAATGTGCAGTTGACCTTGGAATGACTATTTCGAGCCGTTGTAAACTTGTTGTTCCAAAAACAGCAGAAAAAGCTAAAGAAAACAAGTTTGCAAAATACGAAGTTGGTTAAAACTTATGAATGACAGAGTAACAGAGTATGCTCAAGCTGTCGTAAACAATCAAGTAAAATACTGTTGTAAATTACACATTTTAGCTTGCCAAAGACATTTAAATGATTTAAAACGACAAGGCACAGAGGATTTCGAATATGTGTGGAATGCAGAAGCAGCGGAGAATATTCTCAAGTTTGCTGAAACATTAACAATCAAAGAAGGCTTTAAGCAAAAGCCGGTTAAACTCATTCCATCACAAATATTTGATTTAGGCTGTACATTTGGTTGGTTAAAAACAAACGGTTACAGAAGATTTCGGCGAAGATATAAATCAGTTGCAAGGCAAAACGGAAAAAGTTTTGAAAATGGAATAATGGGTCCGTACATAGCTGCTTTTTCTGGCTATCAAGACGGTTTGCTTTTTACCGCTGCAACGAAAAAAAGACAATCAAAAATAGCGTGGAATGAAATGCGAAAGTTCATTGAAGTTGACAATGATTTAAAAGAATACTTTAAAATTCAAGATTACATTTCAACTATTACAGCTCTGAATACAGGCTGCAAGATTGAAGCTCTTTCAAAAGAAGGCGGTCTTGACGACGGATTCAGAGCTATTTTTACAAGTCTTGATGAATTACATCAACACAAAGATAATAGCATTTATTCCGCTTTGTACAAAGGCACACGAAATTTGCCAGAAACGCTTTTATCGATTATTACCACACGGGGTAAAAATCCTCGGTCCTTTTGTAAAGAATTTGATGATTATTGCATTAAAGTCTTGCAAGGGATAATTGTTGCAGATGACATATTTGTAGACATTTTCACTCTTGATGACGGTGACAATATCTACAAACTTGAAAACATACTGAAAGCAAACCCTCTTTATATCGGTGATGAAGAAAAAATAAAAAACATTCTCGTTGAAGCCGAAACAGCAAAAAATATGGGCGGTCAAGAAAAAATAGACTACATTGTAAAATCACTCAACATGTGGGCAACAAACAGTGACAATAGCTACATTAGTCCGGAAGACTTGAAAAAATGTGCGATTGAAGAATCACTTGAAAATTATAAAGGTTATGAATGCTACGTAGGACTTGACCTTTCATCAGGTGGTGACTTGACTTCATTTTCAATAGAAGTTTTGGCAGGAGAAAGTTTGTTTTTTGATTCTCATTCATATATGCCCCGTGGTCGCTTTGCAGAACATCTCGAAAGTGACCTTGTTCCTTACGATTTATGGGAACAAGAAGGTTTAATTACTGTTACAGGTTCAGACAGTGATTACAAAAACGATTACAAATTTATCATTGAAGATTTAAAAAGGCTTAAACAAAAATACAATTTAAAATTCAGAGGAATTGGAATTGATCCGCATAACGCAGACGGAATATTATCCGAACTTGAAGATTTTGGATGTGATGTTTTTGTAATAACACAATCAGCAAGGAATTTAAACGATGCTACTGTTGATTTAAGGCTTTTAATTAAAAGCGGCAAAATCAGATATAATGCAAAAAACACATTACTTGAATATTCATTTGCAAACGCCGTTACGGTTAAAAACAGCTTTGATGAAATCAAAATTGAAAAAAGGGATTTCAAAAATACAAACAGGATTGATCCTGTTGATGCTTGTATTGATTCTCATTATTTAGCTATGAAAAATAAAAATAGCGAAATTATTAATTCACAAGCTGAAATTGAAAAATATATCAAAGAAATGGGGTGGCTATAGTTGGGTTTTTTTAACAGTTGGAAAGCTAAAAAGACAAAGAAAAATACTGACGGATGGTATCAACTTGCTGATTTTCTCGGAATTGATGTTGAAAATACTCCTAAGAGTGCTTTGTCAAACGCTACATATTATGCATGTCTAAAAACTTTAAGTGAAGCAATTGGTAAAATGCCGTTAAAAGTTCTTAGTCATCCTACAACAGGCGGCGTAAGAGAAGAATATAATCATCCGCTCTGGAAAGTTTTACACGACAGACCGAATGCATATATGCCAGCTTCGTTTTTTTGGAGCACAATGGAATTCAACAGAAATCATTATGGCAATGCGTACGCAATGATAGTCGGTGCCGGCAGAGATATGCAGCTTTACCCTCTCCCCTCTTCTGCTGTTGAACTTTGGTATGATAATGCTCACATTTTGCGCGATGTAGACGATGTCTATTATATCTATGCAGGTAATGACGGGAAAAGATACATCTTATCTTCTGATGAAGTTTTGCATTTTAGAAATTCAGCAACATATGACGGTATTGTAGGAAAAGCAGTTAAAACAGTTCTTTCAGAAACAATTAATGCAAATATAAAAAGTCAAAAGATGATAAACAATTTATATGATAACGGCTTTTCAGGCAAAGCAGCGGTTTATTATACAGGCGATTTAAATGACGACCTTGTAAAAACATTTTCTAGAGGTATTCAAAATTTTATTGACGGAAAGTACGAAAAAAACGGAATTAAAAATGTTATTCCATTGCCAATCAGTACAAAAATAGAAACCTTAGCAAATACAAGGCTATCCGAAAATCAATTTTTAGAATTAAAACAGTATTCAGCTTTGCAAGTCGCAGCCGCTTTCGGAATCAAGCCTGTGCAAATTGGCGATTATACAAAATCAAGCTACGCAAGCGCTGAAAGTCAACAGTTATCATTTTTAGTCGATACTTTGCTCTATATCATAAAGCAATACGAAGAAGAAATAACATACAAATTAATCACAAGCGACAAATATTACGCTAAATTTAATGTTGATGTTATTTTAAGAGCTGATTTCAGAAACAAAGTCGAAACACTTTCTACTGCAGTCAACAGTTTTATGATGACACCAAACGAAGCAAGAGCAAAGCTCGATTTATCAAATCGTGAAGGCGGAGATGTCCTCGTCGGAAACGGTGCAAGCATACCGATTACGGCTGTAGGTGCTCAATATACACCAAACCACGAGGAAGGAGGAAAAAGCTAATGAAAGGAATTATTGAAAAAACTGTAAATATCAATTCGCTAAAGTTAAGTGATGAAGAACTTGCTAAAATCAACAAACACACCTTATCCGTCGTGACTGCAGATGATGTGTTTGTTTTTAAGGCAATGATTGCCGATAATGAGCAAGACGATAGAAACTGTATGCCATTCACATTAAAGGCTTTGCAGGACCTCAAATCCTTGTATATGGGGAAAACTTTTATTTTCGACCACACAGGCGCAGCGGAAAAACAGATTGCTCGGGTTTATGACACTGAAATTATAACGAGTGAAGATAAGACAGAGCTCGGCGAAAATCACGCTGAACTTATCGCAAAAATCTATATGATTAAAACTGCAAGCAATGCAAATTTAATCAAAAATATTGCAGGCGGTATTCACAAAGAAGTTTCGACGTCCACTTTACCAGAAAAGTTGATTTGTAATATTTGCGGAGCAGACAATATGAAAGAATACTGTCATCACTACAACGGCAGAAAATATCTTGTCGATGGCAAAGAAAAAATCTGCAATTTGGTTATCGATGGTTGCAAAGAAGCATACGAACTTTCTTTCGTTGCAGTTCCTGCTCAACCAAGAGCCGGAACTGTTAAATCGTTCGAAAAGATGTTTGAAGCATCAAAAAAGGTTACAGAAAACGCAAAAAATTTACTTTTGAAAGTAAAAGTAAATGAAAACTATATTCTTACGGAGGTATCAGAATGAATAAGAAAATCAGAGCATTAATTGAGGTAATTAAGGCTAAAAACGAACAGGCTAAGTCTTTCCTTGACGGTGAAAGCAAGGACATTGAGAAAGCAAATGCACTTTTTGATGAAATTGAAATACTTAAGTCTGAACTTGAAGCAGAAAAGAAAGCACTTGAAAATGATAAAATTGCAGCGGGTCAGAGATTCGACGAACGCAAAAGCGAAAAAGGAAAAGGAACAAACTCAACAGAGAAGTTCGCAAATGACATTAAACTTCTTGCAACAAAAAAGCTGTCAGAGGGTGTGAACGACGACGGCGGTTACACTGTCCCAGAGGATATTCAGACAAAAATTAATCAGTACAAAACAGCTGATTTCAGTTTTGAAGATTATATTGACAAGGAAAATGTTACTACCGCAAAAGGTTCAAGAATTTATCAGAAGAAAACAGACGTTACAGGTTTTTCAAAGGTTGACGAAGGTAGTGATTTTGCTGAAATTGCTGAACCGAAATTTGAAAAGCAGACATTTGAAATCACAGATAAAGGCGGCGTTCTTGCTGTAACAAATTCTCTTCTTAGGGATACAGCAGAAAATATTGAAAATGTAATTGTTGAATGGTTTGCAAAAAACAGACGTGCAACTATCAATAATGATGTTCTCACTCTTCTTGCAACAAAAACAAAGACAGCTATCACTGATGTTGTCAAAGGTCTTAAGAAAGTAGTCAACGTTACTCTCGGTGCTGCGTATGCAGACACAAGTAAAATATACACTAACGACGACGGTGTAGATCTTCTTGACAATCTCGTTGATACAAATGGCAGACCTCTTCTCAATCCTATTCCAACAGAACCTAAGAAACTTCAACTTTCTGTTGGTGCAAGAGTGATTGAGATTGTTAATGTCCCGAACAGCGTTCTCAAAACAACAGGCAAGAAAATTCCTTTTGTTGTAGGTGATTTACATGAAGCTATAAAGAGATTTGACCGCCAGTCACTTGAAATTAAGGGTAGCGACATTGCAAGTGTGGGTTCATTAAATGCTTTCTCGCAGAATTTAACTCTTTTTAGAGGAATTATGCGCGATGACACAAAGCTTAAGGATAATGACGCATTCGTTTATTGTGAATACACTGTAACAGAATAAGACGAAAAAAGGTATAAGCTATGTTTATTACTATAAATGATGTTAATGCTTTTTTAGGCATTGATGAATACGATGAAATGTCAGCAATAAACATCAAGCGGTCCATTAATGCAGCGGATAAATATCTTCAAGGGGCTATCGGTAAGAACTATCCTCAAGACGATGAGCGAGTGCATGAACTCGCTCTAAGGGTAGTCGCTGATTTATACGACACTCGAACACTGTCAGCTAAAAGCAATGCAAGTGTCAATAAGTTGACAGCCGACTTTGCACAACAACTCAAACTTGAGATTGAAAAGGAGCGTGAAGAGAATGGTTTTTGATAAACCTATCACAATCGAAAAACTCAATAGTGATACTGACGAATACGAAAAAGAATTCAAACTTCACGCTAAAGTCAACAAAACGAGTGCAAAAAATTTCTCTGAAAACGGCGCTGAACGAACAGGTATGTCATTAACTTTTGAAGTGCGTTACTTCTCAGCTTTAGAACAAATTTTTGGCAATTTTCAGAATTTCAGAATTATTTACAGAAATAAGGTCTTTTACATAAACGACTATGATGATTATATCGAAAGTCATAAAACTGTAAAATTAACAGGTGTTGCAAATGGCTAAAGGTGTGAAAGCAAGTGACATAGAAAAAGAAATTCAAAAAGTTTTTAAAGTTTATTCAGATGAAATTGCAGAACAATCTTTTAAAATTACAAAAAAGACAATGTTTAAATTCGTGAAAAGAACAAAAGAAAAAGCGCCGAAAAGTAAGATTAAAGGACGAAAACATTTTGCTGACAGCATTTCAAGTACAACAGAAACAAATGCGGTAAATGAAGTAATCGGCACTTGGTATGTTAAAGACCCGAACTACAGATTAACGCATCTGCTTGAGCACGGTCACCAAAACCGAAACGGAACGAGAACACCGGGAATGCATTTCATTTCTAAAATATACGAAGAGATTGCAACTGAATACGAGAAAGAACTCGAAGGAGTTATAAGAAATGATTGACGAAATTTTAACATCTGCGGGCTTTATTAAAGACAAAACATATACAGAAACTGTTTTCAGAAATCCTCCTGCGGTAACCTTTTGCGTTTATTCAGATGAGGTCGAAACTGAAGGCTCTGACTTTGATTGTGAACTTGAAACTCACACAATCGACATAGAGCTTTATGCACTTAATAAGCCTGATAAAGCCGCTGAAAAGCGCATTAAAAAAGCGTTAAAAAAACTCGGTATTCATTATACAAAGTTTGAACGAATTTGGCTGCAATCAGAAAAATATTATCAAACGGTATATGAATTTACATATACAGAAAAGGAGCAAGAAGATGAGTAAGAAAAAGAAAAGAATAGTTTTAGGCAGCGGCAGTCTGTATAGAATGGATTTCAGCGGAACACTTCCTGAACTTTCTGAAATCTGCAAAGAAGAAAACCGCTTTTCAAACATTAAAAACGGTGCAACTCTTGAATACACAAAAGAAACAGTAACTGAAAAAGACGACCTTGGTCTTGTAAGTAAAACGGTTATTACAACAGAAGATGCGGTTTTAAAAGCAGGTCTTATGACTTTTTGCGGGGATACACTCAAATATCTTATTGAAACTGCAAGAGTTTCAACAACGGAGGACGGAAATCATTATCTCACAAAAATCGGTGGTATTACAAACGCTGATGAAACATCATATGTTTGGGCATTTCAGCACAAAGATAAGAAAGACGGTGACATCACTGTTCTCATTGTCGGCAAGAACAGCGCAGGTTGCACATTCAGCTTTTCAAAAGATTCGGCTTCTGTAATTGATGCAGAAATCAAAGCAGAGCCTTGCGATGACGAAGGTACTCTTATTTATTATTACGAAGAGCTTACCTCTGCAGAAAAAGCAAACGTATAAAAAATTTGAAATAAACAAATTAAGCCAGAGGTCTTTCTCTGGCTTTTTTAGAAGGTGTTTTAATGTTTGACTTGACGGGAAATAAAATGTCAGCTTTTGAAATTAAAGGATTTAATATGATTGAATGTCCGAAATTGTATTTAGTTAAACAAGGGCAATCAATTTTTAAAATCACACAGAAAATACTTAATAATACCGCAAATGAATTTGAAATTAACATATTTTATGATTATATGTCAAAAATAACAAAGACTTCAGCCAAAAAACTTATAAAAAAATATTCTGTAGATGATTTGATTATTGCACTTGTGCAGCTATTTAAATCACTGACAGAACTTGATAAAAAATATTCTCTCCCCTATCTTCCTTGTGCAGAAATTGAAGATGACAGTTATTCTTTCGACATTCTCACACAAACGGATAAGGCTGTTGCCGATTACGCAAATATGAAAATTACAGATGTTTTAAATTTGAAATATATTGACTATTTAATATTGCGTAAAGACGCATATGTTTATAAATTATCGCAAACTGAAAAAGGTAAAGATTATCTTGAACAATGTTATTGCTTTGCAAGCGAAGAGCCTGACAGAGAATCATTAAGAAAGCAATTCGGAGGTAATTGATTATGGCATCTAATAAAAAAATTAAAGGCTTGACTGTTCAAATCGGTGCAGATACATCTAACTTTAACAAAGCAATGGAAGAATGTAACAAAAAATCAAGGTCGTTAAAAAGTGAATTATCAGAGGTTGAACGACTGTTAAAGTTAGATCCGACAAATGTTGAGTTAGTTGCTCAAAAGCAAAAAATACTTACAGAACAGGTTGAGGAAAGTTCAAAAAGACTTGATATTCTTAAACAAGCACAAGATGAAGTCAATCAAAAATTCAAAAGCGGTGAAATCGGTGAGGAAACTTACAGAAATTTTCAGCGAGAAGTAATTAAAGCTGAAAATGATTTGCAAAAACAAAAAGAGGCACTTGATAAAGTAAAGAAATCAGCTGACAACACCGATACAGCTTTAAGCGATGCAAGCAAGGAAGCCGAAAACCTCGGTAAAAAAGATATGTCGGAAACTAAAAAAGAACTTGATGATGTTAAGCAATCTGCAAGTGACTTAAAAGATGTTTTTAAAGATACAATTGCAGAAGCCTCGGCAATTGGCGGAACACTTGTTGCAGGTGCAGCAACTGCTATCGGTTCAGCTAATGATAATGTTAAAGCTACAAACAACTTGCAAGCGTTGACAGGATTATCAAGTGACGAAGTTAAAGAATACAAAGAACTAATCGAAAGCGTTTATAAAAATAATTTTGGTGAAGACCAAGAAAATGTTGCAGAAGCAATCGCTCTTATTAAGCAAAATCTAAACGATTTAGACGATACAAAATTGCAAGATGTAGTTGAAAATTTGTTTACACTTGAAGATACATTCGGATTTGACTACACAGAAACTTTAAGAGCTGCTAAAATGCTTATAGATCAATTTGGTATATCTGCTGATGAAGCGTTTAATTTGATTGTTCAAGGCGCTCAAAACGGTTTAAATAAAAACGGTGACTTATTAGATTCAATTAATGAGTATTCTGTTCACTATAAGCAGCAAGGATATTCCGCAGAAGAATTTTTCAACTCGCTTGCAAACGGTACTGCGGCAGGTACATTCAGTGTTGATAAACTCGGCGATGCAATGAAAGAATTTGGAATCAGGTCTAAAGACACAGCTACAACCACTCAAGAGGGTTTTGAACTTATTGGGCTTGATGCTGATACAATGCGATCAAAATTTGCCGCCGGCGGAGAAAGTGCAAGGCAAGCTACAGACGAAACATTAAATGCTTTATTCGGTCTTGATGACCAGGTTAAGCAGAACCAAGCAGGCGTTGACTTGTTCGGCACAATGTGGGAAGACTTAGGCATTGACGGTGTTAAGGCATTGATGGATGTAAAAGGCTCTGCAGATAAAACAAAAACATCAATGCAAGATATTAAAGATATTAAATATAGCGACATAGAATCTGATTGGGAAAGTCTTGGCAGAACTATCAAAACTGACATAATATCCCCAATTGGTAAAGATTTGTATCCTATTGCAAAAAAAGCGATAAGTTGGACATCCGAACATCTTGACGATTTAGAGATAATAATAGAAGGACTTGCTAAACAAGTAGCAATTGTATGGGGTGCTAAAAAAGCTCAAGAACTTACAACAGGTATTACTAATTTAATCGGAACATACAAAACGCTTACAACAGCTACAAACATCGCTACAACGGCTCAAGAAGGACTTAACACAGCACAGGCACTAAATGTTATAGGCGTTATCACAACGCTTGTTATAGGGCTTATATCTGCAGTACAGACATATAACGAATTAGAGTGGAGCAATTCAGAAGCGGGAAAATTTTGTGCTGAACTTGACAAAGCAAAAGAAAAACTTGAAGAAACAACTCAAGGAATTACAGACACTCTAAAAAACACTTTAGACAGTATTAATAATTTATATACTGACAATACTTTAATTGATGATTATCAAGCTAAATTGGACGAACTTCTCGGTAAAGCTACATTAACCCCAGAAGAACAATCACAATTGCAAACAATTGTTACATACTTTAAAGATAACATTGACGGCTTTGAAGACACTTGGGATAGATATGTTGAAATAAGTGATGGTGGTAAAGTAAACCTTAAAGGCGATCTTGGCGAAATAAGAACAGAAATCAATAAAACTATTGATGATTACCAAAAACTTGCTAATCAATCTGCACTTTCAGAATTACAAGCAGAAAATTCAAAAGCCAAAATCACTGCGGTTAAAGAACGAGCAGAACTTAAATCCGAAATGGAATCTAAATACAGCAAAATTGAAGCAGCTTACGCAAAATTACATTCAACTATCAGACTGCGCGGTTATGATGTAGATGATTTTTATAACAGTTACGGAACACTGAATGGTGCTATCAACTTTAAAGATGAAAGCAAGATGTACGATGACATCAAAAAACAGCTTGAAGCATACGACGAATTAAAAGCAAAGTACAATGAATCAACAGGAGAATTAAATAAACTTACAATGACAAGTGATGACTTGTCAGATGTACAAAAAGTTCTTAATGGAGATTATTCAGATGCCGCAGCGGTATTAATGGCATATAATCAACAGATGATTTCACAAAACGATATTCTTTCAGCAACTGACGAAAATGGTAAAATACTTTGGGCATCAATGGATAAATTAAAAGAGGCAGCAACAGAAAGCGGAAAAAATACCGTTTTAGGACTTGTTGAAGGCACAAAAGACTATCAAGGCGCTCTTGCGGAAAATAGTCAAGGTTGGGCTGAAATAATTATCTCTGAATATGAAACAGGAATGGATATGCACTCTCCGTCTAAAGAGATGCACAAAAGAGGTGTGTATACTGTTCAGGGATTAATTAACGGATTGCAAAGCAAAAACGGAGAAGTCGGCAACTCGGGTCGTAACATTGCACAACGAGCAAAAAACGGAACAAGCGGCATATCACTTTTTCAGACCGGCGTAAATTTTGTCAGAGGATTCATCAACGGAATTTCTGACGGGTCTATTCTTGATAATGTAAAAAATGCAGCAATTACTATGGGAAATAAAGCTATTTCAGCAGTTAAAAAAGTTCTCGGCATCAACTCCCCCTCAAAAGAAGCAAAAAAGCTCGGCGGTTTTTTTGCGGAAGGATTATCAATAGGAATAGACGGAAAACAGTACAAAGTTAAACGAAGTTCCGAATCAATGGCACAGGCTATGCTCGACAGTTTAGATTTTAATAATAATGAACAAGCAATAAAAATCGCAACTCAAAATTTTAGAAAAGCAAACGATTTTCAAGGCGAAATAACAAACAACATTGAATTAAAATCTGTCGCAAGCAAACTTGATGAATTAATTTCAATAATTAAGAACTTGCCTGACCCGAAGCTGTATCTTGACAGTAATTTGCTTGTTGGAGCAACAACTAAAAAATATGACAATTCACTTGCCGATTTATCGACAAAAAAGAAAAGAGGTTGGTAATATGCAATACAGGGAAATAGTCATTAACGATGAATTATTTATTAATCAAGAATTCGACAGTGTAATTTTATCGGGAAAAATCGGAAATCCCGAATTTCGTACATATACAGTTGAAATTCCTGGCAAAGACGGTCTATTAGATTTGACAGAAAGCATTGATGGTTCAGTTCATTACAACAATCGTGATATTGAATTCAGAGTGTTTATTGCAGGAAAAAGAATTAACGAAAGACTTGATTTACTCAACAATTATCACGGACAATATGTTAAACTTTATTCAACATATGATAATAATTACTATTACAAAGGTCGTTTATTTGTTAGTGTTGAAGAAAGAAAAGCTACATACGCATATGTGGTCCTTTCATTTGATTGTGAACCTTTTAAAATAAAAAGAGAAGTCACGACATCAGTTCATATTATAAGAAACAATCAAACACTAAAAATAAAAAACACAGGTCGTGCAACGACTGCAAAAATTACTTTCATTCAAAAAAAAGGTAATGAAACAGAAGGTAACATCGCTTTAAAAATTGATATTGATAATAATTCGAGTATTCTGTACAACATAACAGACGAAGCAACATTCACAATTCAAGCAAATGATAATGAATTTAATATGCACACAGGACATATGATAAACAGCAATTTTGTTGAAGGTTTAGCATCTTGTAAAATTAAAATCGAATACACAGAAATAAAACTATAAATTAAAAATATTTGTTGACAATTAACAGCAATTGTTATATTATTTAACAAAGGAGTTGATTTTATGAACAGTAAGTTTTACACAGCACTAACAGTAATATTATTAATTTGCGGAGCTTGTGCAGGATTTATAGCAGGAGCTTTTTTTGAAACTGTACATACTGATATATATACAGAAACAGTAACACGCAGTTTTAATATTGCACTAATGGTAGGATGTTGGATTGCAACTGCATTTTTATGCTTAGTTTTTGGCGGTATTGCAAAAATTCTTTCATATCTTGAAGAATTGGGCGCAGGTAATTCGGTAAGTACTCAAACAACAGATTGGGAATGCCCTAAATGTCATTGTATGAACAAAGAGGAAGCAACCGAATGTTTTAACTGTCATTTGAAACGCAATAACAATCTACAGTCAGACGATAAATGGGAATGTCCTAAATGTCATTCTTTAAATTCTTATAATGGTAATCCAGAATGTCCTAATTGTCATTGGCAGCCATAAAAACAAGCTGATTGCATTTCAATCTTACACATAGAAAAGCCACCCCGTTTGGAGTGGCTTTTAGTTTGCGGTTATTTAAGCTAAATTAAGTTTTTGCTTTTTATGCGCACATCTTCGAGTGTGCGCTGTTTTTTATTTTGGTATAAAATTATAAAATTGTACAACATTGCGGACATTTTTAATTTTATAATAAAAACAAAAAGGGATTTAAATGGGAACAACATATAAAATAGAATATTTAACGGAAAACACAATTATAAAAATTTTTGAAACAGGTAAAATCGACGTAATTACTGCGGAGTATCACGCTGCTGTCAATTCTGCAGGCTCTCTGACATTTAAACTTAGTCCGCTGCACGCAGCTTATAACAGTATAGAAACGCTTGTAGGAATAGTTGTCCTTTATAAAAACGATAAAATCATTTTTAAATCAAGAATATATTCAATTACAATAGATAATTACAACATTAAAACTGTTGAATGCGAAGGTATGCTTGCAGTTTTAAATGACAGTATTATAAAACCATACGAATACAGTGAATATAAAAGTCTTGACGGCACTAAATCGACACAAAAATTCGGTAATTGGATTTACCAACTGACAAACAATCACAATCAGCAAGTAACAGAAAATACACACTTTTTTGAAACTGTAATGAGCGATAAATTACGAAATCTTAATTTTTCTTGTAAAAACACAAGTTATAGCGATACATGGAGCGAAATAAAAAGTAAATTTATAAATGAACTTGACGGATTTTTGTGGGTTGAGTACAACAACGAATTATTAACATTATCAACTGAACAAGATGTTTTACACTTTGACACAACACTATCTCGTGCGTGTAATCAAGAAATTAAGTATGCTGTAAATCTATCAAGCATTGAGCGTAAAATATGTGCTGATGATTTTGCAACAGCAATTCTACCCCTCGGCGGCGAATACGAAACAGAAACGGGAGGTAAGATCAAAACCTCAATTGTGAGTGTAAATAATAACAATGAATTTTTAGTTAATGATGATGCAGTTAAAAAGTACGGACGAATTAACAAAGTCATTAATTTTGACGGTGTTCTCTCCCCTACTGAACTTCTCAAACTCGCGAAAAATAAACTTGATGAAATTATAAGTCTGTCAGGTAACTTAAGTGTAAAAGCTGTAGATTTATCAATTGTAGATGATACACTTGACTGTTTTGAAATCGGGCAAAAGGTTAAAATCATAAGTGAAAATCATCAAACAGATATGTACGCTATCATTTCTGAATATGATATAGATTTATTACAGCCGCAGGCAGCGGAATACAAACTTAATTCAAATTTTAAATCATTTGTAAATATAACTAATCAAACAATTTATAAAATAAAGGAATGATAATATGACAACAGATGCACTTTTCTTTGATGACATTAAAGAAATTACTACAGAAAAATTATACCAATACGATATTGGTCAAAAGCTCAAAATATCCGGTTTTGATATAAACGAAAATACAGAAGTTCATTTTAAAAGTCCTTATTCTAAAATTGCTAAAATAGCAACAGGCACATTAAACGGTTCATCATTAACTGTTGTTATTCCTGATGAATTTCTCGAAAGTGCAGGTAACGGCAAGGTATGGGTGTGTTCAATTGATGGAAACGAAGTTACAACAATTCGCACAATTAATATTCCTATCGCTGAACGAGCAAAGCCTGCTGGGTATGTATCAAAAGCAGACGGCTCATACAGAAAGTTTAATAAAGAAATTGCAGATCTTAACAACAATAAAGCTAACAAGGAAGAAGTCAGTGCTGAAATATCAAAAGCAAAAGACTCTTTGCTCAATACATCTACAAGCATCAATCTCACATCGCTCGAGGACACAGAGCAGACAGCGAGCGGAGTTAATATTTCAGTCAAGAACAATAAAATTAGCTTGAGTGGCACATCTACCGCTGCGGTTAATTTTTATCTCAAGCTCAAGCGTGCGGTTACTCTTGAACAAGGCAAAGCGTATTGCTTATCGTTGCAGAATTTTGATAACATCAACAATAGTGGTTGTGTGTTCTATCCTGCGAATAGTCAGACGGTAATCAGCTCATCTTGGCTCTTGTCAGAAGTTAGTGCTTTTAAAAATGCAACGGCTACTTATACAGCGACAGAAAACGTAACCGTAAATTCGATTAAAGTAGCAATTGCTACCGATAGAATCGTAGACAATGCTTGTAACTTGCAGATTGAGCAAAACAACAAAAGCACAGCGTATGCTAATCCTGATTTGATTAAGTCAAGCATTAAGCCAGAATTGTATCAAGCTCCCGACCATACGATGCATTACTTGTATGTTTCAAATGATTATGACGAAAATACTGACGATTTTGGAGTTACAAAATTCAACTCCATTTTGTCTGCTAATGACAGCATTTCGGATAATAGCTACCGTAATCGTTACACGATCATCGTCATGGCTGGCACATATACAGATATGCAAGATAGATACGCAGGTTTGTCCGATGTAAAATTAATCGGTTATCGTGGTGTAATGATGAAAGACTATGTCTATTATGAGTCTGAAAATATATACAATCCACAGGCTACAATAATTAAGTGGGACGGAGCAACAGGATTTGATAAGTCTACTTTGAAGTCTGAGGATATAATCAAAAAATGTCCGTTCCATCTCGACCTCAATGTTCACACACACATTAAAGGGTTCACTTTTGATTGTAAAAATATCCGTTATGCTCTTCACCTTGAAAGCGGCGGCAGAGGCTATGCAACTGAATGGACGGTATCTAATTGTATCTTCAAGTGGGGCGGCAGAGCAGACTGTACAGATTATGTCGGCAAAACAACCGTTCCTGTGTTTGGCTGCGGCTGTAGCTTTGGTGAAATCGGATTGATTGAAAATTGTAAAATCATTCCCACTGACTGCACTATTGGTTATCAGAACCATGACAACGCCGACAATAGCGATTTCGGATTGCCAATTAAAACAGGCGCAAGCATTACGATTCGCAATTGTGACTTTGGCGGGACTGAAATCCAAGCAAGAACTCTCAAGGGCGCATATTCTGATACTCCAAACACTGTTAATATTGAAAAGTGTATTAATATTTCAGAAGTCAAAAAGATGTATTCTGCACCTGCGGAGCGCTGTGATTGGAAAGTTACAGTTGACGGAAACGAGGTAGAGTGATGATTTATAGACATTTAATTGTTGATAATACAAAAGCAAACTGTTAAAAATGGAGTAACGCTTTGTTACTCCATTGATAGAATTTATATTTTATTTAAGGTATAAATAATTTAATTAGACCAGCTATGGCTGTGATAAAGGCTGTAACAGTTACTAATCCAGCCATAGTATTCTTGATGAAATTCATAAATGGGCTTGGTTCTTTTGACGAAAGTTTGCCCCACGCCTTACTTATAAGCGGTAACACTATATGAAACAATGTTTGAAAAACATCAACAAAAAAGATTACAACTGCAAATATCAATATTGCAGAAAGAATTAATTGTGATGTTGTGGGATTTATTACAAAGTATACTTCTAAGCAATAAACTATTGTGTAAAGAGTTATAAAAGTCATTATGCAATATCCGAAAGTTTTTAGCAACATTTTGTTTTTCTGCTTTTCTGTAAGTGGCATTAAAATCCACCAAATAGCGAAAAATACGGATGTTGTATATGATAAAAAAGTGACATCTTGCCCAATATTCTTTTTGTATATTCCTAATCCTAAAAATATCAAACCTGTAAAGAAAGAAGAAACAAGTATTTTTGTTCTTATATTACTAAGTTTGTTTAGCAGAAGTTTGCAGAACCATTTTATTGTATTTTTCATATTATCACCAAGCAAAATAATCTATTTGAATTTTATTATAACATATTAAACAACAAAAACAAGGAGGAAATTTTATGAGTAATTCAAAACTTGTAAACTACACAAAATTAAGCCCGAACCATTCAGGAACAAGAACACACAGTATTGACCGCATTACTCCTCACTGTGTTGTCGGCCAGTGTTCGGTTGAAACTCTTGGTAACATTTTTATGAATAAAAAAAGTGAAGCAAGCTGTAACTACGGCATCGGTACAGACGGCAGGGTTCTCCTCTGTGTTGATGAGGACAACCGTTCGTGGTGTTCTTCTTCAAACTCAAACGACCAGAGAGCCGTTACAATTGAATGTGCAAGCGAGCTTAAACACCCTTACGCATTTAACGATAAAGTTTATAATAAGCTGGTTAAGCTTTGCGTTGACATCTGCAAGCGTAACGGCAAGAAAAAGCTTCTGTGGATTAACGATAAAAACAAGGCTTTAAATTATAGCACTAAGTCAGACGAAATGCTCCTGACCGTTCACAGGTGGTTTGACGACAAGGCTTGCCCGGGCGACTGGCTTTATAACCGCCTTGGTAACCTTGCTAAGCAGGTTACAGAACAACTTGGTGGTAAAGTTGAAAAGCCAACGCTGACATATAGAGTCTTTGCAGACGGCAAGTGGTACAATGAGGTCAAGGGGTTATCAAATGTAGCAGGACGAAAGAAACAAGCTATTTCAGGCGTTGCGGTTAAGGCATCAGCAGGAAAAATTTGCTATCGTGTCCATCTGCTCAACGGTGACTGGCTGCCGTGGGTTAGCGGATACGACATCAAGGACGATATCAACGGCTACGCAGGAATTAAAGGCAAGGTCATTGACGCCATTCAGGTCGAGTTCTCGGGTGTGGGTGACTATAAAGCTACATACAGAGCACGCAAGCAAGGCAAAAACAAATTTATGCCATATCAGCATAATACCGAGCACGATACAGAGCAAGACGGTTACGCAGGTGTTATTGGCACTAAGATTGACGGCTTGCAGATTACGCTTACATGAGGCGGTGTAAAAATGGCAACAGAAATTATTACGGCATTAATCGTGGCCGGCGGAAGCATAATTTGTCAGCTGCTAATAAATGCCTCAAATCGCAAAAAATTAAAGGTTGAAAATGAAAATACTAAGTCGCTCATCGTCTATAGGATAGACCAACTCGAACAAAAACAAGATAAATACAACCACTTGCAAGAGCGAGTATTTAATCTCGAAAAAGATTCAGCTGTAGTAAATGAAGAAATCAGAGTCGCAAATCACAGAATTGCGGACCTTGAGCAAAAATAAGGAGGTAATAATATGAAAAAAACAAATTGGAAATCGTGGGCAAAATGTGCAGGTGTAAGAGCAGTAAAAACCGTTGCTCAAACTGCAATTTCGGTTATCGGCGTGTCTGCGGTGCTAAGTGATGTGAATTGGGTGGCGGTTGCTTCCGCAAGCGTGCTTTCGGGAGTTCTTTCGCTGTTAACGAGTGTTGCAGGTTTACCGGAAGCAGAATAAATAATGCGTTACCGCCGTAATAACGCCCCCATAAAATAATTATTACGGAGGTAAAACAATGAAAAGTTTTATCGGTTGGATAGGCGGAAAAAGTCGTCTAAGAAATCAAATAATATCACTTATACCGACAGACTGTAGCCGTTACATCGAGGTGTGTGGCGGTGCAGGTTGGGTATTGTTTGGCAAAGAAAAAGTCAAGGGTCAGATGGAAGTTTTCAATGATGTTGACGGAGATTTAATCAACTTGTATAAGCAAATCAAATATAATTGCTCTGAATTGCAAGTAGAAATAGATTGGTTACAATCACGAGAATTATTTAATCAGTATCGTTATGAAATTGAAAATCAAATTAAACTTTCTGATTTACAGAGAGCTGCGAGATATTTATACATTATTAAATGTAGTTTTGGCAGCAATCGAAACTCGTTTGCTACTGATACAAAATCAATATGCAATATTATTGATGAGTTACCAACATACAAAGAAAGGCTAAAATCAGTTATAATCGAAAACAGAGATTTTGAAAACCTTATAAAAACATATGACCGCTCTGGCGCTGTATTTTACATTGATCCGCCTTATGTGGAATCTGAACGCTACTACAATCGTAATTATTGTAATTTCAACAAAAAAGACCATTTACGATTAAATCAAGTTTTAAATAACATAAAAGGTCGTTTTATTTTATCTTATAACGATTGTGAGTTCATCAGAAATCTATACAAAGATTATTACATAAAAGGCATAAGCAGACATAATCTTTTGTCTGCGACAAGCGGAAATCGTGAAGAATTCAAAGAATTAATTATAACGAATTTTGTTACGAACTAACAATTATTATAAAATAATAACGCTTTAGGATATAATATCTTTTGGGGCGTTATTATGATTAAAATTCATTTGTCTAAAATTTTGGGAACATACAGAATGTCGCAAGCGGAACTTGCACGAAAAACAGGCATTAGACCGTCAACAATTTGCGACATTTACAACGAGATGTGTGACAGAATCAATTTAGAACACTTAGACAGGATATGCGAAGTACTAAATTGTAATGTATCAGATATTCTCGAATATAAGCCGAACCGAATTAAAAAAACAGGCAAAAATCTCATAATTGAGGAAAATGGAAACAGAAAAGCGCAAAAATAATTCCGCTGCAGTTTTTAACAACTGCAGCGGAATTTGTTTTTTAGTCTAAAAGTATTAATTTTTTCTTACGCTTTCGTCCTCGACTATTTGAAGCAATAATTTTTTGTGTAAAATTGAAAGTTTCAACATTAATTATTACTTTCTGATTGCCCTTAAAAAGTTTTCCTTTGCTACGATTGTAGCCACAATAAGTACAGTTTGATAGAATAACTAAAACAGATTGCGGAGTATAGTCATTACCGCACTTACTCTTATATCCCTCACTGTTGAGTTGTCGTGCAACAGCGGAGAGGCTCTGCTTTTTTATATACAATTCAAAAATATGCTGTACTACTTTACTTTCATATGCATTGATAACCAAATCTTTCTCAATGAAATCATAGCCTAATACAAAACTCGCTAAAGAATGACCTTGCGCAACTTTTTCGCTATTAGCAAGCACAACATTTTCTGCAATGATTTCTCGCTCCCATTGAGCAATTACACCCAGCAGATTTCGCATAAGTCTGCCCGACGGAGTCGATGTGTCAAATGATTCAGAATAGCTCATTAACGCTACATTATACAACTCAAGCTCATCACAAGTGTTAATTAAATCTCTAACAGAGCGTGTAAATCTTGTTAATTTCCACACGAGCACCGCTTGAAATTTTCGTTCTTTAGCGTCCTGCAACATTGCCTTAAAAGCATCACGATGCTGCACATCTTTACCGCTGATACCTTCGTCAGCATATATTTGATGAATTATATATTTATGCTGCTTGCAATAGTCTACAAGGACCTTTTGCTGTGCTGCAAGTGAAAAGCCTTCCTCTGCTTGTCTTGTTGTCGAAACTCTAATATATATTGCGACTGTCATACTTCTGCAAGCTCCTTGTTAATTTCATCAAGTCTTGCAAGTAATTTAACTTTTTCTGCCTTGAGTGCATCTATCTTTGATTGCCGTTTGACTATCTCGTAAGTTATCTCAGATGGACAATTTTTTATTGCAGACATTGGCACATCGTGTAACATAATGACAGAGCCTTTGTTTACAACAACATGCGGATGTTTTGCTGAACCACCAGAACCGTATGAACCAGACAAATAACTAACACCTGCCGGTAAAGGTGCAACGGTATCTCGTCCGTAAGCTTTAGCAATAGTTTTGCCAAATATTGCAACAGACAGAGTGTTTGAAACCAAAGAATTATTTACACAAATCTTAACATCAACTTTTTCGACCGAACTTATATCGCTCTCACCAAAATGTTTTACCATTAATTCTCTGACCTCGTCAACTGACGAGAGAGGAGCGGTCCAACATTTTTTGCTTGAATCCCATTTGCGTCCGCCTATAGCATTTTTTAACTCGTCAGTAAAATCACGATTAAAAGGGGTGTAAATCTCGATTGTATTGTTGTTAGTTTTAATCTGTAACATAAAAATATACTCCTATCAAAATAACTTTGTAATTGACAGAAGTAACTCAAAATGATATAATTCACTAAGATAGAGTTATCTCTGTCATACAGTAACGGTAACTACTCGCTTTGGTCGGTGGACAGTTGCCGTTATTTCTTTTTTTAATTTTTTTGTGCAAAAAATGATGATAAAATCTCTCTTATTGCAGCTGCTTTTGAAAGATTGCATTTGATTGCATATTTTTCAATTTTAGTATTTAATTTATCATCAACTCTCACTTTTATATCATAAGTAAGATTTGCGCTTGGTCTACCCATTTTGGGGTTATCTGTTTTTTTAATATAAGCCGTAAAATAACTTCCTTTCTCTTGCCATTTAAATATAAATATGTTATTATTATTTTGATAAAGGACGGTGGCAAGTACCGCCCTCTATCATCTATGTTATTGCTCTGACTTAATTGTCAGAGCCTTTTCTTTTTGCCTCGGCAATTACTTCATCGATTAACTCTTTTGCTTTATCAATGTTATCACTGTCAAGCAATGCTTTGATTGATAACAATAAAGTAAGTAATTCAAGTCTTGTCATATCTTCGTTCATTTTAATCTCCTTTCTGACACTTGCCGCCTTACTCGTCTGTGTTCACCTCCCTTGACTGTAATTATATTATATACTTTTGGAACTCAAAAGTCAAGCGTTTTTTTAAATTTTTTTTAATTTTTAAAAAAATTCGTGTCATCTGCGTGTCATCTGATGTGTTTAATTAATGCAATTTGATGTTAATTTAATGCAACTTGTGTTGCATTAATACAACTAAAAAATCCAGCAAACAAGCCATTCTCAAGGATTTTGGCTTATCTGCTGGATTCTGTTTTGGTGGAGATGAGGGGAATCGAACCCTCACTTAAAGCAATTAAAAAGCCGATAAAATCAAGCCTTTTTTCTTTTCGTGTCATCTTTCGGGTCATCTGCAAAATTTGCACTAAACATCGTGACTATTTTTGTGGCCATAGTATCAGTCTTATCTCTTAATGTATGTTGATATATTTTGTGTAACATATCTACGGTTTGCCATCCGCCAATTTCGGCGATGTATTGGTCTGGGATACCTTGTGCGTGACACTCAGACGCAAAATAATGGCGGAGCTTGTGAAAGCTAAAATGTGCCACATCAGCTTTTTCGACAAGCCGGTTAAAGGCACTTGAAAGAGTTGACGGTGAAATACCAAAGTGCTGCCATTTCCTACACTCCTTAATGAGATTAGACGGCAGTGGTACAAAGCGTGTGCCTGCCTCGGTCTTTGTTGTCTTGACAATAAATTTACCGTTACTGTCAGCGACTACCGCTTTAGTTATGCTTACCCCGAAACTGTTGAAATCAGAAGGCTGTAATGCACATATCTCGGAACGGCGTAGAGAACCTTGGCTTGCGAGCTTGATGGGGACTCGCAGTCTATCATCTGCAAGTTCGAGCAACTTGTTAATGTCCTCTGTTGTCGGAATGGTATATTGCGGCTTTATTTTTTGCGGTAGCGTTGTATTGAGAGTCAAGGAAGGATAATAAGCTTTCAGAACTGCGGACAACAAGCCGTGAGCATTGCGAACGGTCTTAGGGCTGTGAGCAACTGACAACGCATTAACTGAGTTCTGAATCAATACAGCGGTAAGCTTAGTAAGCTTAAACGGCATTAATTCAGTAAAGTAGTTACGCTTAATTTTTTCATATCCAGCTATGGTACTTGGACTAAGAACTGCTGACTTACTATCAATATACATTTCGTAAGCCTGCTCAAGCGTGAGGTCATTATAATCGATACAAGAGGTAGTCAGCGACAGCTCAAATCTATCCGCTGCCTTTTTCGCTTCTTTTTTTGTTGGGGCTGTAATTGATTTGTACTTTTTCTTTCCGTCTTTGTCTTTACCAAGAAAGACACGCACACGCCAGTTGCCCGATGGCATTTTTTTAGGTTCTGCCATTTGAAACACTCCTTTTTATCTAAAAAGTGTGCAAAAATCCCCTGTAAATTAGTCATTGAAAAATTTACAAGGGTGTGATACAATATTATTGCGTTATATCGTATCATCTGCACGCTGTGTAGGTGATTTTCCGCTCTGTTCGAGGACCAGTCGAGCAGGGCGGATTTATTTACTCATCTTCTTCATCTATTGTGTAATCATTTGTATAATTTTCATTAGATGATTGAGATTGTCTAAATTCTTCTGCGAGCATAGTTTTATTAAATTCAGCAGTCGGCTCAATTTTGTTTACAAGCTCTTCAAGTTCATCTACTGTAGTATAGAAAAACTCCTTACGCATATTGACTTTATTAACTCTTTTATCGTTCAAAATGCTATGTAATTTACTTTCAAGTCCAACAGCATCTTCCGAAAAAATGAAACTATGTACATCAAATTTAAATGGTACAGAAGCATTTCCTAATTCGTTTACTCTGTCTTGCGGGTCAATTCTTCTTGTCATACCAACTTTAAATACATTTTCACCGAACGATCCAAGATTACTTATAATATATACATTACCTGCCTTACCATTTTGAAGTTGAACGATATTATCTTTTTTAATAGTGACATCAGCAAGTTTTGCTTGCAATTCGAGAATTTTAGCATTTAAAGCTTTACTTTCTTCATCTGCCGAAGCTTTTAACTGCTCTTTTAATTTTTCAATTTCATTGTTATATTTAAGTTCTTCGTTTTCAATCTTCTTCTTTTCCTGCTCAAGTGCCTTGCGTTCTTCAGCTTCTTGACGAATTTGCTCTTTAATAGCAAGTTGCTCTTGCTTCGCCTGCTCTTTTTTTACATAATAGTTATACTCTATTTTTACAGCATTTATAAATAAATATTCTATTTCGCCTATAAATTTTGTAAGAGTTCCAGCTATATTCTGATTACCTTGAGCTGCGATATTCAGATATTTTTGAGAAGTATTTTTTACTTGCTCAATAGCATTATCTAATTTTTCATATTTCAGATTATATAAGATATTCTGCAATTCTGCTCTTAAAGCTATTACCATTAAATCATAAATAGCTTGATTCGCCTTTGTAGTGTACCTGCTACGATATTGTGATAAAACTTTTTCGATTTGTTTGTCATTATCTTTAAATGCTTTTCTTAAACTTTTAACATCCATATAATGTAGCTTAAGAATAACAGACGGTGACAACTCTTCAAGTTCATCAAACTCTGATTTATATAATTTCAATTCTGCTAAATCAGGAGAATATTCAAAAAAATTAGATATAGAATAATCAACACTCTTGTATAGCTCTTTCGTTCTGTCTAATTTGTTTTTAGCTGTTTTTAATTTCTTTTCTGTTTTTTCGATTTCAACATTTAAGCTCAGTATTCTCTCATCTGTTTTAATCTTTAAATCATTAAGCTTTTCTTTTGTTGATTCAGTTTCATCGTTAAGCTTATTTTTTAATAAAGCACGCTGATTTTCAAGATTTAAAGCTTCCTCTTTGCTTTTCTCAATTTCTTGCTTTAATTGTTGAATAATTCTCTGTGATGTATCGTAATCATCAAAGCACAATTCGCTTAATTTTTGCTTTAACTCATCATTTTGTTTTTTTAGCGTTTCAATTTCACTCTTATATTGTGAAACTTTAAAAATATCAAAAAATCCCATTGCTAAGCTCCTCACATAATATAATATTTGACAAAATATATAATATATTGTAAAATAGATTTAGAGGAGTGCGATTTCTTCTCACATCTTTTTTAGTCAGTCGTAGGTGGTGCTACGACTGACTTTTATTTTTATTAATAAATTGATTAAATTGTTTTATAACTTTTTGCTCGAGTGGGTGCTTATAAAAAGCATTCCTTTTTTCAAGCTCTTGCATACGCTCTGATCTATATGTCGCAGCTTCAAGACTTATATTACATAACCGAGATATTTCCGCAGCGGTTAAAATCTGCAATTCGTGCAGTACGCACGCAGGAGCGAGCAAGTCACGAGCGAATACATTTGCCGAGTGTTCTGCACCATCTGTTGTCGCAAAGCCGGCACCGTCTTTGTTGAACAAATGACCTAAAAATATATGGCCAAGTTCGTGTGCAATCGTAAATCTACAACGTTGGGCAGATTGTTCATCTGCGTAAATGATATATAATTTATCGTTCTGCATAAGCGTTGCGCCACTCTCGCTGTTATTAAGCAGATTGACCGCTGAATTTTTTAGTAAAGTAATATCAGCTTGTTTAGCTATTCGACTAACCTTAACAGGCAAACTGTTAATTTTGTAATCAATCAAACAATGCCAAGAAGCATTACGAGCATTTTTGTAACATCCATAATTCAATCCAATCACCTCATAGAGTATTGTACCCTATGAGGATTTTTTTATTTTACAAATGTTATAAATCTGAATCGTCAGGAGTGAATTCGCTAAGGTCAGGCATATTTACTATTTCAATAGGCTGACTGTTGTCTTTGCTGCGTGCTGCTTTCACCGTTGGTACTAATTCTTCTTCATCTATATGTAAAATAGTGTCAATAGTATATTGATGTTCAGGATGATTGCGATAAGCAACAACAAGTTTCTTTTCGTGTGCATTAAGAGTTAATTCGTTACTATCACAATTATAATTTGATCTATCCATAGGAACATCAAATCCCATTAACCAAGCTTCATTAACATTTAGTGCAAGACCTAATATGTATAATTTATTTTGTCCCGGTTCAACTTTACCACTAACATATTGACTTAAATCATTTTTATTAAGTTTAATTCCGTATTTTTTGCTATATGGAGCAGCTAAATTAAGAATATCAACTTGTTTAAGATTTAAATCTGACATTATTTGTTTCAATCTATACGAAGTTGTATACTTTTTCACTTATATCACCTTGCTTTAAGTGTATTGTAACACATCTTGAACAAAAGTTCAATAGCATATTGAAAAAAAGTTCAATTTTTTTGAAGAAAAGTATTGACATAGTAATCAAGCTGTGTTATTCTAAAATTGTTCAAAGAGATTGAACTACAAAGGAGTTGATTAAATGCCATTCGATTATAGAAAACTTGAAGGACTTGTTAAAGAAAAATGTAGGACTAGAGCCATTTTTGCATATAAAATGGGCTTATCAGAACGAAGCATATCTTTAAAAATGAACGGAAAAACACAATGGAAACAAACTGAAATCTGCACAGCTTGTGAGATTTTAGGAATTAGTAATGAAGATATACCGAAATATTTTTTTGATCCAAAAGTTCAAAACATTGAACATATTAAGACAGCATAAGAGGTGATTATATGCCTAAGCTAAAAAAGACAATCAAAGCTGAACAGGAACAAGCATATATGTCAAGAGTGGCGCAGCTTATTTTTGCGAAACTGTGCTGCGCAGGGTACAACAGAGAAAAGGTTAGCAAACTCTTTGGCATTAACCCTGCTACCTGTTCAGCTCGAAAAAACCAAAAGCCGCAGAACCTGCGGCTTGAAGAAATCGTAAAAGCAGCGGATGTACTCGGTGTAGAACCGTATGAGCTGCTGATAATCCCACACGAATTGAGGTGATAAAGTGAATAAAGAAAATATACAAATCTGCATCAAAGACGGTGAAGTCATAGCCTTGCAGGGTTTAGACACCGTTACGGCTGAAAGGCTCGAAGACATACTAAACTATGTAGCTGAAACTAAAGAGAGCCTCGACAATCACAAACTTTGTAACAAAGCAGTCGGATTTAAGCGTGTTGTTAAGAACTGCAAGAAGTTTATTAAGTGCTGTAAGTACGCAATAAAAAATTAATTAAAAGGAGATATTTATATGAAAAAATCTATAAAAGAAAAAGTGCTTGAGATTATGGCACTTGCACTCGAGTTTAATGGCAGAAGTACAAAGTGTGAGTGCACTGGTAGCAAGCCGACAATATTTGTTAATTTTAGCGGTCATACATGCGAGTTAGATGTTAATATCTACACACAGGGGTGGACTTTTCACAATACAAATGCAAGAGAGATTAGAGATATAATTTATCTCGACCATACATCGACATTAAAAGAGCTCAACAAAACATTAAAAACGCTTAAAGCTGTTATCGCAGAATATGAAGAAAGAGAAAACCGCTGACAGCACGGCAATGCTTTCAACGGTTCAAGGATATAATATGAAATCAATCAACATTATTATATCCTTAATTTTATAAAAAATCAAGGAGGAAACATAATGCACACATCAAAAATTACAATTAAATCACTTTTCGGCATTTCCGAACAGGAAATCGGTGGAAAAAGTGTTGAAATAACAGGCCGAAAAGGAGCAGGAAAAACATCTGTCATTGACGCTATTCGTTATGCTCTTACGAACTCGTCTTCTCGTGATTGGATAATTAAGAATGGTGAAACCGAGGGCGAAATCATTGTTGAAACTGATTCGGGCTTATCAATCGACCGTAAAGCAAGAAGCAACAAAGCTGACTTTGTATCAGTCAAGGAAAATGGAAACAAGGTCACCAAGCCTGAAACATTTTTGAAAACTATCATTACTCCGTTGCAGCTCAACCCTGTTGAATTTACACAGATGACGAAGAATGAGCAGAACAGAGCCATTCTCGATTTAATCGAGTTCGATTGGGACTTGAATTGGATTAAAGAACAGTTCGGTGAAATTCCGCAGGGTGTTGATTATGAGCAGAACATTCTACAGGTCCTCAACGACATTCAAGCCGAAAATGGTGTCTATTTTCAGAGCAGACAGGATATTAACAGAGAGATTCGCAACAAAAGAGCATTTATCACTGATATAGCAAAAGATATACCGTCAAGTTATGACGCTGAAAAGTGGAAAAACTATGACCTTTCTGCTAAGTATTCTGAACTTATGAAAATTAAAGATGAAAACAGCAAAATAGAAAGAGCAAGAGCTTTTAAAGATAATTATAACAATAAAATCAGAGGTCTTGAAGCCAACAAAGAAATTGACATTTCGGCAGCGGAAAAATCAATCAATGCAGAGCGTGACAGCTTAAATTCAACGATTTCAAGACTTACGGCAGAAATTCAATCTGCAAACGAAAAACTCCTTGCTCTTGACAACAAACTTCAAGATAAAATCAAAATAGCAGAAGCAAATTTCAATGTTGCTAAAGCTAAACTTGATTCCGATATTGGTATTGCAAACAAGTTTATTAATCTTGAAATTAAATCTACAGCTACTCTGCAAAATGAAATCGACACAGCTGAAACAATGATTAAACATCTCAACGAATACGATAGAATGAAAAATATGCAGAACGAAATCGAGAATTTGCAGGCTCGTTCAGAAGAATTTACACGCAAGATTGAACTTGCAAGAACCTTGCCGGGAACCATTCTTCAAACTGCTACTTTGCCGGTTGAGGGTTTGACTGTTGAAAATGGAATCCCGCTTATTAATGGGTTGCCGATTTCTAACCGTTCCGACGGTGAATTGCTCGAATTATGTGTTGATATTGCTATCAATAATCCGAGTGGCTTACAGATTATTTTGATTGATGGTGCGGAAAAGCTTGACGATACAAGCAGAAACAAACTTTATGCTAAATGCAAAGAAAAAGGCTTACAGTTTATCGCAACAAGGACAACAAACGATAACGAACTCATCGTTACAGAACTTTAAGGAGATGTACATATGCCAACACATTGGAAAAAATTAACAAATCCGAATTATCTCGGAGCATACTCAATCGAAAACGGACAAGATTTAATTTTAACAATTAAATATGTTCAGGAAGAAAAAGTAATCGGCCCTGACGGCAAGAAAGATGATTGCGTAGTGTGTCACTTCTCTGAAAATGTAAAGCCAATGATACTCAATGCAACTAACATGAAAACTATTACAAAGCTGTACAAAACTCCATACATCGAGGAATGGACAGGCAAGAAAATTCAGATTGGCATCGAAAAAGTCAAAGCCTTCGGTGATGTTGTTGAAGCTTTAAGAGTTCGCAAGGTTGTGCCGAAAGTTGAGCCTGAAAAGCTCCCTAAATGTGAAAAATGCGGTGCAGATGTACACCCAATGGGAAATATGACATCTGAACAACTTATCGCATATACGAAAAACAAATACGGAAAAGGCCTTTGTTCTTCTTGCGCAACAGCAGAAGCAAATAAACTGAAAGGAGAAGCAATAAATGCTAAATAATGAGAACTATTTCAGTGTTGAGAACAACCTCAAATATATGAGTGTTTCACAATTCAAAGCATTTGAAAATTGCCCTGCCTCCGCTTATGCGGAGGTTACAGGAAATTATGAGCGAGAAAAAACAACTGCGTTACTTGTAGGTTCATATGTGGACGCTCATTTTGAAGGTTCACTTGATGTTTTTAAAGCACACAATCCGAAGTTATTCAAGCGTGACGGCTCTCTCAAGTCTGATTATATCAAAGCCGAGCAAATCATAAACAGAGTTGAGCAAGACGATTTGTTTATGAAATATATGAGCGGCGAAAAGCAGGTTATTATGACCGGTACTATTGCAGGCGTTGAAGTCAAAATCAAGGTTGACAGTTTACACACCGATAAAATTGTAGATTTAAAGGTAATGCGTGATTTTGAGCCTATTTATGTACCCGAAAAAGGCAGATTAAATTTTATTGAAGCGTGGAAATACGATTTACAAGGAGCTGTCTATCAGGAGATAGTTAGGCAGAACACAGGTAAGGTTTTACCTTTTTATATTGCAGCGGTAACAAAAGAAAAAGAGCCTGACTTGGCAGTAATCGAAATTCCACAGGCTTATTTGGAGATTGAGCTCGAGAATTTTGAAAAGAATGTTATCAAATATGATGCTATTAAAAAAGGCTTGATTGAACCTGAAAGATGCGAACATTGTGATTATTGCAAAGCAACAAAGGTTCTCAAAAAGCCGATAAGTTTGGAGGAATTAAATTTTGAATAATGTTGTTTTAGCCGGCAGATTAGTTGCCGACCCTGAACTGAAAACAACCACCTCGGGTGTTGAAGTGACAAGTTTTAGACTTGCGGTCAATCAAGACTATGCGAAGTCAGGCGAGGATAAGAAAGCCGATTTTTTCAACATAACAGCATGGAGGCAGACCGCTGCGTTTATCTGTAAGTATTTTCATAAAGGCAATGGAATAGTCCTAAAAGGTCGCTTACAGAGCCGTACATATCAAGCTCAGGACGGCTCTAATCGATATATCGTTGAGGTCGTTGCTGATAATGTAGAATTTCCTCTCAGCGGTGGCAAATCTAATGATGATACAAGTAACTATGCACCGACTGCATCAGCCCCGGCTCAGACTGCTGCTGTTTCCGATACATCATCCGCAGACTTCCCTGTTGACGATGATTTGCCATTTTAAGTGAGGTGCAGCTTTGATTATTCAAATTGATACAAGAGAAAAATCGCGTGCTATTCAAAAAATCTTGCAATATCTTAATGAAAATAATATCAAGTATGTTTCAAGTAAAATGATATGCGGCGATTATTGTGATATAAGCAACCCTTTGTTTTGTATTGACAGAAAGCAGAATTTAAATGAAGTTTGCAACAATGTATGTCAAGATCGAAAACGCTTTATCGCTGAACTTGAGAGGGCCAAAGAACTCGGAATCAGACTTGTGTTTTTAATTGAACACAGTGCAAAAATCAAATGCCTTGAAGATGTGCGATTTTGGAAAAATCCAAGATTGAAAGAGCACCCGCTTGCTCTTTCAGGCGAAAGACTATATAAAATTTTATCGGTAGTTGAAAAAACATATAATACTAAATTCTATTTTTGTTGCAAAAATGTAACAGGTAGAGAAATAGTAAAATTACTTGAGGAGGAACAAAATGAAAAATATATCAAAGTTAAGCTACAGTCATAGACTTAAACTCTTTGAACAGGAAAAGCAAAAGCTTTACTCACAAAAGCTTAGTTTTAAAGAATTTGAAAAGAAAATAAAAGAATTGGCAGATAAATATGAACTTTAATTCAGACCGGCGAGAAGAAATCAAATCGAGGGTGACTATTGCAGATGTAATCAGGAAATATTCGCCCTCGAGCGAAATCAAAAAAGATGTAATGCGATGCCCTTTTCATTCAGAACGAACAGCTTCATTCCGAGTTTATCGAAGTAATAATTCTTTCTACTGCTTCGGTTGCGGCGTCGGTGGCGACCAAATCAATTTTGTAGCAAAAATTCTTGATATATCTTATTATGATGCGTTAAAGCGTGTTGATGAAGATTTTATGCTTGGCGTTTTTAGCAGAAAAATATCAAAATCCTCTCTGCAAAAACGCATATATGAGCGTGAGCGAAAACAATTTGAAGAAGAAAAAGCAAAACTTAAAAGACAAGCAGAAGAAAACAAATTAATTAACTTTTTTAAAGAGTTACGAAATAGATTTGAGTCTGAATCCGACAATATCAAACTAAAGAATGCAATTATATTTGTTGAGAGTTGGCTCAACGGGAAAATGGACATTGACGGAGTTGTAACACTGTTGCCAAAAGATTATTCCGCTGATGAAATTATCGAAAATGTAAAAGAAAATTTGAAGTAAGGATGTGATAAAGTGACAAATGAAACGGAGGTTGATGTAATAGATCCTGTTGCCCAAATTGAAAGTTACACAAAGAAAGATTTTCAGTTAACAAGACTTCCTTACGATTTTTTGTATGGATTAAGAAACAACAAATTTCAATATTCCCAAATGCAGGTTGTAATGGCAGACAAAGCAAGCAAAGAAGGCGTTAAAAGTTTTAAACAACTTTACAAAGACTATTTGGCAACTTATCATTCCGATGAACAAATGCTTGCTGTAAATTATACTGAATTTGATGGACAACCTTTTCAACTTGCTTGTGGCTCTTACATATGTCATGACGACATTGCTCTGCTTAATTCAAATGGAATAGTCGAGGAAATCTGCAATCATCCCGTCTTGCCGTGCGTAAGGCTTGTGAATATTGATGATAATACAGAAAAACTTATTATCAAATACAGAAAGGGCTACAAATGGCGAGAAATAACCGTAGATAAAGAAATTCTTGCAAGTGCGAGTAAGATTACTTCTCTTGCAAAATACGGCATAGCGGTCAACAGTGAGAACGCAAAAGGGTTAGTTAAATATCTAACAGATATTGAAGATTTGAACTACAACGAAATCGAAGAAAAAAACTCTGTCAGTAGATTAGGCTGGATTAACAATCACGGTTTTAGCCCTTATGTTGACGGTTTGGTTTTTGACGGAGAAGAAAATTTCAGAACTCTTTTTAATTCTGTAAAAATAAAAGGTCAAATCGAAAATTGGATTGAAATAATCAAACCTATTCGAGCAGAGAAAAACATTTGTTCAAGAATAATGCTTGCCGCATCGTTTGCAAGTGTATTAGTCAATCCTTGTGACTGTTTGCCGTTTTTTGTTCACCTTTGGGGCGGAACAGAAGCAGGAAAAACAGTTGCATTAATGCTTGCAACATCAGTATGGGCAGATCCGACTATGGGCGCATATATTCGCACATTTAACAGCACAGCAGTTGCTCAAGAACTTACAGCAAGTTTTGTTAACTCTCTTCCGCTTGTATATGATGAACTTCAAATCCTCAAAGATAAGAAGTCGTTTGATGATATGATATACAAGCTCTGCGAAGGCATAGGTCGTGACAGAGGAGCTAAAAACGGTGGAGTTCAAAAAATTGCAACTTGGAAAAACTGTATATTAACATCAGGAGAATTTCCAATTAGTTCGGAAAAATCAGGCGGAGGTGCGGTCAACAGAATTATCGAAATCGACTGCAAAGATAAAAAAATCTTTACAAATCCAAGTGAGCTCGTTTCTGAAATCAAGCAGAATTATGGATGTGCCGGTGCAATCTTTGTTAAATGGTTACAGCAAGGTGATAATATTGAAACTGTCAAACATTTGAGGAAAGATTTTTACAAGAAACTTGTTGCCGATTCGGATGTGACTGACAAACAAGCAATGTCTGCAAGTCTTATTTTGACTGCTGATAAACTGATTAACGAAATATTTTTTAATGACGATATTTTGTTGAGCATAACTGAAATGCAATCAATTTTAACTACTCGCACGAGTGTCGACCAAAATCGTAGATGTTACGAGTTTATTAACGATTTTGTTGCCGTCAATTACAATAAATTCAATCCTGAAAAGGACGGTTACAACGGAGAGATTTACGGAACAGTGATTGAAGACAGAATTTACTTTATTAAGAGCAAATTTGACGCAGTCTTGCAAGAAAACGGTTTTAACGCAAAGGCTTTTTTGAGTTGGGCAGTTGAAAACAAGGTGGCGTTTGCTTCAGAAGGACGCTCGTCTTTAACCAAAAGCATATGCGGAAAAGTTTGTCGGTGCGCGTGTATTTTGAGCGTTAAAAAAAATGCAGAAGACCAATTTTTGAACAACGAAGACTTGCCTTTTTGAATGATTTTTAACCGCTAAAACCGCATCGTAACCGATTAAGGTTATATCTTTAATTGTTCAAAAACCGCATAACCAAGCCGTTTTTTGCAAACTTGAATTAATCTTAACCGATTAACCGCTATTTTTACATACACACTATATATGGCAATAAAAAATAAAATATTGAACAGCTATATCGCACGTGCGTAATGTTTAAATACGGTTAAGCGGTTAAAGCGGTTTAATTTATATAAATATATAGATAAATACTATATTTTTAAAAGGTATATTCTTAACCGATACCTTAACCGCTTGAAAAAAATCGGTTCAGGAGGATTTATGAAACAAACAAAATGCTCAAAATGTCTGTTGATGTGGGATAGCTTGGTTGTGAGAAAATGCAATCACGAAGCAGTCAACAGAACATACGGCAAAAACATCTGTATTTGTTGCTGTCAAAAGTGCAGATACTCTGAACAGTTCAAAACAGGTTGGATTTGTACTTATAAAAAGGAGACGAAACAATGAAACAACAGGCAGTCTGCGAATTATGTATGCAAGCATTTGAAAAAAGAAGTGCAAATCAAAAATACTGCACCGACTGTGGTGTTGAAATGAGAAAGCAACAGCACAGAGAAATTATCAAAAACAGCAAATTAAGAAAAACAGCCGCACGCAATTACAATAAACCCGATACACTTGAAGAAAAATGCAAGAAAATCAATTTGTATAATAAGCGACACGGCACGCACTTAAGCTACGGAGAATATACGGCACTCGAAAGGCTTGGAAGAATTTAAAAGGAGGATAAAGAAAATGATTGATTGTTCAAAAACTATGAATTACTTTATTGAAAAATCGAGAATGATTAAACAACAGAAGGACGGAATATGCAAACTTAACTGTACAGACTGCCCTTTAAGCATTGAGAATAATGGCACAGGTGTTTCGTGTACATACTTTGAAACGAATTATCCTGAAAAAGCAATTGCAATTGTGCAGAAGTGGTCGGATGAACATCCGCAGAAGACTTATTTGAGTGAGTTTTTAAAAAACTATCCGAATGCTCCTCTTATTCACGATGGAACACCTGACATATGCCCTGATAAGTTAGGCTTGACAGATATAAAAAAGCCTTGTTTTGGCGACTGTGTTGACTGTTGGAATCAGCCTATTGAGGAGAGTGAAAGTAAATGAGAGAAATATTATTCAGAGGTCAAACTCGCAGATATGGCGAAAAAGTCAGAACTTTAAAGGAGTAAAAATTATGACAAGATATGAACTCGAAAGACATTTAGAGAAATATGTTGAAATCGTACTTTTTGACGGAACGGTGATTGAGGGCATTTTACATAAAACAAGTGAAAAAGCCTTTGAAAATGACGCTAATTTGTCAATACCAAAGTTACGATATTTCTGCACTTGTGGGGATAAGGTTGTTAGTAATTGTGTTTTTAGATTGTCCCACATTAAAAAAATCAGTCGTATAAAAATTAAACTTAAAGTTGTTGACGAAGTTAAACTCTCAAAGTGGGTAAAAAAGAAAGAAAGAAAAGTAGGTGAAGCGGAAGCATACTGCTTAACTTGCGGGAGAGAGGTTGTTTATCAAGTCATTAACAACCGTTATCAATTTGAAAACTATTGCCCTCATTGCGGTGCGAGAATGGATAAGGAGGAAAACAATGACTAATTACGAGAAAATCAAACAGATGTCGATTGACGAAATGGTTCAAGGTGATATTACTTTGCTCGGGTGTGTCGGCCATGTTCCGATGGAATATTGTAATAAATTCCACGGTAACTGCATTGATTGCAAAAAACATTGGCTTGAGAGTGAGGCAGAAGAAAATGAAAGATATTAAAAACATTACCGTTTATTACGATAACGACGACACAAAAGTTGTTGAAAAGGGACTTGTTATTGATTTTAGTGACACTGACGATGATGACGTCCGTGTTCGTTACAGTATGTGTAATATCAACGGCGAAGATTTACAGTTGATTGTAAATTCTGTTATAGCATTAGCACAACAACTCGGTATGTTTAATGAGGAGGAATGAAAATGACCGCAAAAGAAACTATGCAATTGGCTATTGACAGCTACGGTAGAGTAAATCAAGTAATAAAGACAGTTGAGGAATTGTCTGAATTGTCGCAGGCTTTGTGTAAAAGCCTTATAAGATTAAATTATACTAAAGAAAAAATATCACTTGAAGATGATTCGAAATCTGTTGATAATGTTGATAATATTTTTGAAGAAATGGCAGATGTTGAAATTATGCTTGAGCAATGCAAGATGATGTTTCAATGCGATAAAAAAGTGAATAAATGGAAACAGAAAAAGATTGAGAGGCTTGAAAAAAGACTGGAGGGTGAAAATTAATGACACTTGACGAATTAAAAGCTGAAATATCTGAACGCATAGAAAGTGAACAGGACAAGTTGGACAGTCTTAACAACAGAAAAAGTCGAAAGGACAGAAACTATTACATAAGCGAGGGAATGTTGATTGCATTTCAAATTGTGGCTGATTATCTTAATGATTTGGAGGTTTTGGAATGAAAGCAAGAGTGCCGATGAATTTCAAGCGCGAAGCGAAAAAAGAAATTCTCAGACTTGTTAATAACGAATATAACAAAGTCAGAAGCAAAGAAAACGAGGACATAACTCGTAGAATTTTCAAAACTATGATGTTTGTACTGAATCAGAATTTCGGATTTGGTCACGATAGATTGAACAAAGCCCTCAAAGAAATGACCGAGGTTATTAAACATTCGAGTGAGGACGAAGTCTTTTGGGAACATCTCGACAGAGTGGTTATTGACCAGCTCAAGCTTCCATTCAAACGTGACTACACAGAGAAAGGCATGGTTGTCAATGAAAAAAGAAGATAGTAAAATTTACATACACTATGTTGCTCTCGGTGCTTGTTGGTGCTGCAGAAGAAAGAAGATGTGCCCGGCAAGTTCGAAAGGCGTGCAATGTAATGAGTTTAAATCTTTCGAAAGCGAAAGTAGAAAGGAAGTCGATAACAATGACGGGACAACATTTTAGGGTTGATTTAAGCTTTTCAAAAAAGTTACAGGTAACAATGTGTCAACAAGGTATTAACGCTCGAAAACTTTCAGAAAAATCTGGAATTTCAAAAACATCAATTTGCTCTTATTTAAACGGGACTCAACCAAGTGCTTTTGCAATAAAAAGAATAGCTTTGGCTCTTAATGTATCGGCTGATTTTTTACTCGACATCAACATAAAAAAATAAAAAATATTTTTGCTTTGTACAACATTGCGGACAAAATAAGATTTAAAATAAGATTATAGAGTTTAAAAGCTTTATAGTCTTATTTTTTTTGAGGTCAAAATGCTGTTAAAAAAATGCGCAATGTGCAATGCCTTTATACCGTACGGTGAAAAGTATTGCAACAAATGCAAAACGATTGCGATTGAAAAAGCAAAAGAAAATAAAGCAAAATCATCTGCTGGTTACAATCAAAAAAGAAATCCAAAATATAAAAATTTCTATAAGTCAAAAGCTTGGCGGATGACTGCAAGAAAAAGACTTCAAACGGATAAATATAAATGTAAGATGTGTGGGCAACTTGCAAATGAAGTTGACCATATTATACCAATTCAAACCGATGAAGGTTGGGAAATGCGACTTGATTTTTCGAACACACAATC